CATTTTCAATTAAAAATGACCGTAACAAAAGATCAAATTGACTCGAGTGCAAAATTCCTTGCTCTTTACTCTCTTTTATCGCAATATGATCAAGACGAGATGGCAACCTTGATTTTGGCTTACAGCGATGAAATAAAGAATTTATTTCCAGCAGAACCACAAGCCGTAACCGAAAACAAAAGACGAATGAAAATTCGCATGCTCCGAGGATAGTAAATGTCAGAAGACAACAAATGGTCAAAACCCGCATCTCCGCCACCTCCTTTGTTTCTCGGAGAGAAGGAGCGCAATCTTGTTAAGCAAGTCAATGATGAGATTATTGAAAGGGTCATCGGCCAACAGGTCCTTTACTTTCCCATTGATATGTCTCGCACCAACTTTCATCCAATATACGGCGAGGCCATTGAAAAAACTTTTCTTCATCCAATTAGAGTCTATGCTCTTGTTGAATACGAAGGAGTTGAAACAACATTCCTTGAAGGCGTTGGTTTAGATAAAACAACAAATATCAATGTCAACTTTCATAAACGAAGATTAACTGAAGATCAGAACCTTTTTGTTCGTGAAGGCGACTTCGTAAGATACGGAGAATTTTTCTACGAGATAGTTAAGTTAAATGAGCCAAAACAATTGTTTGGCCAAATCGAGCATCGCTTCGAAGTATCAGCGCAATGCATAAGAGCAAGGGACGGATTATTCAATGGCAGTTGAAACCAACGGACAAACAATTGAAGCATCAACATTAGAGAATATTGATGTTGGCTTTTATGAGTATATTGATGAACAATTAAATCTTCATGTGACCTCGAACGGTGGCTTCAAGAAAGTTCCCGTTGTCTGGACGGCCGCAGAACGTGCGTTTCAAGTCAAAAACGATGCAACCCTTCGCGATTCTTCGGGCAAACTTCGCTTGCCTACCATAAACATCGAAAGAACATCTGTTACCAAAGATCCTTCATTTAAAGGCTCTCATCAGGCAAATCATTTAATTCCAGCAACGGGGCCTCGAGGTTACAAAAACAATCCTTCATTGCAAGGACGAAGAATTATTCAAGTTAAGTCCTCCGAGTTTATGGAGAACGATTTAAATCGAGACTCAAAAGGTGCGGCAAATACAGGCCATACAATAACAAAAAAAATTGTTTACGATGAAATCTACCTCCCGATACCTATTTATGTTTCCATTACATATTCTTTAATAATTAGAACAGAATATCAGCAGCAAATGAATGATTTGGTATTGCCTCTGATAACATCAACAGGTCAAATCAACTCATTTGTGTTCACTAAGAATGGTTATCGTTATGAAGCTTTCATTCAACAAGATTATACGCAAGACAACAATGCAAACAATCTCGGAGAAGACGAAAGATATTTTTCAACCAAAATTGAAGTTAAGGTTCTTGGTTATGTTCATGGCCTTGGCGCAAACGATCCTAAACCTCAAGTCGTCACCAAAGAAAACATTGTCGAGGTTAAGTTGGTCGGAGAAAGAATAGTAAAAAATATTGGTGATGATAAGAATTATGTATGATAGGGTTATTGACTATTTAAATAACTATTTAATACGAATAACATTAAATTATAGGAGATACTTTAATGGCTACTAAATTTGACTTTTTGTCTCCCGGTGTAAATATCAGAGAGATCGACCGCTCAATCCTTCCAGCTCAAGCACAAGAGCCCGGACCGATTTTGATTGGGCGTGCTAAAAGAGGCCCTGCTCTTAAGCCTGTTTTGATCAATACATACGAAGACTTTGTTTCTGTTTTTGGTGAACCTGTTCTTGGAACTGCTGGTTCAACTTCTGATGTTTGGAGACAAGGAAATATCCTTGGACCACAATACGCTGGTATTGCTGCTCAAGCCCATCTAGCTTCTCAAACATCTCCTGTTACATTTGTTCGTCTTTTAGGCGACCAAGATTCTTCTCAATCATCCGGTGTTCAGGCTGGCTGGTCTGTGGCTGGATTAAATTCAAATGTAGCTAGTAACTCAACAGCATACGGTTTGTTTATGGTAAACTCGGCTTCTGCTGATGCTAACCCAACAGGCTCACTTGCAGCTATTTTTTATGCAACCGCAGGCGCTATTACGCTTTCTGGAACAATTGCCGGCTCTAGCGATACTACTTCTTCCGCTGGTACTCTTATTAAGTCTTCAGTAGATGGTAGAGGTTTTCAAATTGACATTTGGAGCGCTGGTGGTTCTGTTGCCGAATCTCACGTTGTTAACTTTAACAGAGATGATCAATCAAATTATATTCGTTCTAAAATGAATACAAATCCTGTGATGACCAATTCTGCTCTTTATTCTTCAGTTAAAAACTACTGGCTTGGAGAAACATTTGAAAGAGATCTCGCAGATAACGTAACAAACAGCGATGCCGGTAAAGTATACGGTATTATTCTTCCTCTTCAAAACGGTTCTGCTGCTAACTGGGGTAACTGGCAGCAGAAAATGAGAACTGCTCAATCAGGCTGGGTTATTGCTCAAGATACTGGTCCTGCTGCTTCTTATGTTGCCGAGGATGCTCAAAAGCTTTTCCGTCTTGTTTCTCTTCATGAGGGCTCTGATCTTCAAAAGAACATTATGGTTGGAATTAGCAATATCACAGCTCCAAATGATGTTACCGTTAATGCTTTTACGACATTTGATGTTATAACAATGGACATGAATGGCAATGCTCTCGAGACCATGGCAGGATGTGATCTTAATCCACAATCTGATAATTATATTGTCAAAAGATTTGGTGATACCAGCTTTGAGTGGATTCCAGCAGAAAGAAGATATCGCGTTAAAGGTTCTGAACCAAATATTTCAAATTACTTCCGAGTTGAGGTTGATGGTTTGGTTGATGCTGGTGGTGCCGATGGTCTTGTTCCATTTGGTTTCCTTGGACCTGTTCGTCCAAAAGGCTTCAGTATCCTATCAGGCTCTTCAAATGTTGATGCTTTTGGTGATACAGCCAACCAAGAGCAGACCACTTATAGCACAACAATCACATTTGGTGATGGTGCCGGCAATGGTGGTGTTCCATCAAGTGCTGATTCGCTTGTTGTATCTATCGGAGGTACTGACTACACAGTTAACTTTACCGGTACCGGCGGCTCAGATACGAATTTTAATGACACTAATCAAAATGAGCTAATTGTTGATGTCACCGACAGCGGTGTTAGTGATACAGCGGCCTTGATTGCTGCCCTTGTACGAGCGGCCTTTGATACTCTAAGCCTTTCTGATGTAACTATTGGGTCTGTTGTTCCTGATTCATCTGATGCTTCTTTCGCTATTACTTCAGATACAGCAGGTGCTAGCGGTACCGTTATTTCAACAACAGACAGTGCTACCAATGTTTCAACAGTAGATGTTGTTGGCTATGATGCCGATCAATTTCCCGGTGCTTTTGTTAAAGGGAACGCTAGTATGCCTTATGCTGGTGGCAATGCTAATAATTTCGCAACTGTTCCGACTGATTATACCGCTTCATTCCGCTTCCCTTCTCTCGCTCTCCGTGGCGCTGGTTCTGAAGGAAGCCCTGTTAGCGAATACGAAGTATACTACGGAATTCGTCCAAAAACCGCAGCAAATGAGTCAAGAAATGACGCTGGTTTCGGAGATTATTTAAGAGGTCTTCCTGCTGATATCGAATCTTACTCTGCTTCTGGCGATTACGAATATTCCTTTGTTTTCTCAATGGATGACCTTGTTGTTGATCCTGATGCCAGAACTGTAACTTATACTTCTGGTTCTCGTGCTGCTGGAACCTCTTTCACAGCAACCTCTGGTTCTTCAGATCTTCTTGGAGATGATCCAAATGCTTCATCAGGCGTTGAAATCAAACAATTTGTTATGCCAATTTGGGGTGGCCGCGATGGTCTCGATGTAACCGAGAAAGAGCCTTTTAGAAATACCCTTCTAGATGGTGGTGTTGACAGCAATAACGCAATGGTTTATTCTTTGAATCTCGCAATTGATTCTATTAAAGATAACGAGCAAGTTATTGCGAATACTCTTAGTGTTCCCGGTGTAACTGTTAAAGCAATTACCGACAAAGTTATCTCAACTTGCGAGACCAGAAAAGACCTTCTTGGTATTATCGATCTCGAGCAAGCTTATGTTCCAACAACAGAAGCAGCTTCTGAAACTTACTATATTGCCAAGGACACAGTTAATAAAGCAAAGCTTAGAAAACTTAACTCAAGTTATGCGTGCGCTTTCCATCCATGGGTTCAGGTAAGCACTAACACTGGAACTGCTTCTGGTAAGCTTTGGGTTCCACCTTCTGTTGCTGCTGTTGGCGCGTTCGCTAGATCAACCTCACAATCAGAACTTTGGTTCGCTCCTGCTGGATTTACCCGTGGCGGCTTAAGTCCTCTCGGCGGCGTTGGTGGACCTCGCGTTGTTAATGTTCGTGAAGCTCTCTCATCAAAAGACAGAGATCTTCTTTACAAATACAACATTAACCCAATCGCTTCATTCCCCGGCGAAGGTATTGTTATCTTCGGTCAGAAGACACTTCAAGCGTTCCCATCTGCTCTTGACAGAATTAACGTTAGAAGACTTCTCATCTATCTTAAGCATGAGCTTTCAAACATTTCAAGAAGACTTCTTTTCGAACCAAACGTTCAAGTAACATGGAATCGATTCAAGTCTCAAGCAGACGGTGTTCTCTCAAATGTTCAAGCAAACCTTGGTG